AAGCAATAGCAGCTTTATCCGAACCACAAAGAAAGAAGATTTTTAAGGATGGTGCATGTTTTATGAATTTGGAAGTAATATATCCAACATCCGTAAATGTAATCCCTTACAATCAACCACTATTAGTATTTCATGGTACATTTGAGTATGATGATGCTGGTACTATTGTGGGTGAAAATCAACAAGCGGCATCTATATTAGGTGGAATGATTAAGCAAGTAAATGCACATGTACAATCTAAGTACACAATACAAGGACCACCAATGACTAAGTTACCAAAATCGGATGACCTATCTAAATTAAAAGGAAAGTATTTAGGAATGATTTCTAAACTACAATCAGAATTTGGGCTATCTGATAACGATGGTGTGGGAGAATATCATCAGGCTTGGTGGACTAAATTTGTGGAAAAGGGTGGACAGAAATTAGATGCACAAGAAAAAATAGGATTAGTAAAGAGATGGGCATTCGGTGATAAATCATTCCGTATCAATACAATACAAGACCCTAAATTAAGAGCATGGGCTGAACAAATAGATAAGCAAGACCAACAAAAAATATCAAAACAAAATCTAATGAGATTTGAGGAGATATTCTTAGGAGTTGGTGCAGATGTATTATCATTTATGAGTTCGGTACTTACGGCAAATCCAGAATCAGCAAAAAGACAGATGGTAGCTCGTTTAGAATCTACAATTCAACAAGTAAAAGCAAGTGGTGACCCTAAGAAAATTGAAAAATTAAAATTAGAGTTACAAAGATTAAATGCTTTGGGTGGATTTGAAAAGATTGTACCAAACGAAGGTATCGTATTTGTTTATGGTGGTAACACTTACAAATTAACAGGTGCATTCGCACCCCTAAATCAAATTTTAGGTATTTTCTTCGATAGTTAATCGTTTTTTGAATTTTGATATACTTATATATACAAATATATTGTAAGTAATATGGCAAAGGAATTCAATAAAAAGTTTATGCATCCAACTCGTAGAAAGTTGGTGGATATGGTATTGTCTGGTGGTGAATATCAAAAAGAAGCGTTTGTATCGTTTGCAGGAGCAGATAAACAAGAGGTAAAGAGAAAGGTTGGGGAAAGATGGACTGATGAAACTGGAAAGTCTTGGGAACAGCATGCTGGTGGTAAAATAGAAATATCGGAATTAGGTGATATAATGGCTGAGACACGAGCTTATTTAGCAGCATTGAATAGCTGTAAGGGTGATGGTTGTAATACAATTAAATTAAGTAGAGCTGATAAAAAACTTATTTCAAAGACTGGATATTGTGCAACTTGTTTAGCAAAGAAGGAACTGATAATTAAAATAGATGGGCTGTGGGGAGCGTATGAAGATTATAAGATATATAGTAATATGATTTCTTATGGTAAAGATGTAATTTCTCAATTTCAACAAGCATATAATGATGCTAAGCAAGAATATGAAGTTATAAATGAAGATGGTACAATTGAAAAGTGGAGTATGGAGAGAGATGTAACCGAATTAAAAGCAGAAATTCTAACCGATATAACTCGTTTTGAAGAAGAAATCCAACAGGCAATAAAACTAAGAAACGAAGCTTGGGATAAGTTGAAAGATAAAGGGTATGATTTAGTAAAACCTCCTGTTGATTAATATGAGTACTGGAATTACACAAAAGAAATCCCTAAAAGAGATTATTGCAGAAGAATACAAAAAGTGTGCGGTAGACCCGATTCACTTTATGAAGAAGTATTGTATGATTCAGCACCCAGTGAGAGGTAAGATACCGTTTCACCTATTTCCATTCCAAGAGAGTACACTAACTCAATTTGCAGGAAATCGTTTTAATATAGTTCTAAAATCCCGTCAAACTGGTATCTCAACTCTTTCAGCTGGATATGCACTTTGGAGAATGTTATTCAATTCTGATTTTAACGTATTGGTTATTGCAACTAAGCAAGATGTAGCAAAGAACTTAGTAACAAAGGTAAGAGTAATGCATGAATTGCTTCCTTCTTGGTTAAAAGGTGGTTCTTTGGAAGATAACAAACTCTCACTTAAATTACAAAATGGTTCTCAAATTAAGGCTATTGCATCATCTCCTGATGCTGGACGTTCTGAAGCCTTATCACTTCTAATATTTGATGAGGCCGCCTTCATTGGTGATATTGATGAAATTTGGACATCCGCACAATCAACACTTTCAACGGGTGGTAGTTGTATTGCACTTTCTACTCCAAATGGTGTGGGTAATTGGTTTCATAAAACTTGGTTATCTGCAGAAGAAGGCTCTAATCCGTTTAATACAATCAGATTACATTGGACAGTACATCCTGAAAGAGGTGAAGCTTGGAGAGAAGAACAGGAAAAACTATTAGGAGCAAAGAAAGCAGCACAAGAATGTGATTGTGACTTCGTATCTTCTGGTGATACTGTTATTGACCCAGAACTATTAATGTTCTATAAAGAATCATTTTGCCAAGACCCATTAGAAAAAACTGGGTTCGATGGTAACCTTTGGAGATGGGAATACCCAACTGCAGGTGGTTCGTATATGGTTATTGCGGACGTAGCTAGAGGAGATGGTTCGGATTATTCAGCAGCTCATGTTATGGAAATAAACACTTGTACACAGGTTGCAGAATATAAAGGTAAGGTGGATACAAAAGATTTTGGAAACTTCTTAGTTGAATTATCTACACAATATAACGATGCATTGCTTGTAATAGAGAATGCAAACATTGGTTGGGCTTGTATTCAGCAAGTAATTGATAGACAATATAAAAACTTATTCTATATGAGTAAGGATTTAAAATATGTGGATATTGAGCATCAGATGAGAAATAAATACAGAGCAGATGAAAGACAAATGGTAGCTGGTTTTTCAACTACTTCTAAGACTAGACCTTTGATTGTTTCTAAATTAGATGAATATTTTAGAGAAAAGGCCGTTACAGTTCGTTCTAATCGTTTGATAGATGAATTGTTTACATTTATATTTATGAATGGTAGAGCCGAAGCTATGAAGGGTTATAATGATGACTTAGTGATGGCATTTTGTATTGGATTGTGGGTTAGGGATACTGCACTTCGTTTAAAACAAGAAGGTATTGATTTAACAAAGAGAGCAATGGGGGGTATATCATCAAACATGCAGCATTCTGGTGTTTATGGTGGTAGTAATATGGATGATAATCCTTGGAAGATGAGAATAGGTGATGACTTTGAGGATTTATCCCAGTGGTTGTAGTGTTTTGATATTTTACGATATTTATGTTATATAATGTCAAAATAGAAATTCTATGATTAGATTAACTAATATCCTAAACGAAGATGAGTATGTAGATAATGCATATTCTAAAGGAGATACTCCACAAGACAACCCAATTGATGATTATGATGAATTGGATGTCGAACAAGAAGATATGGATGATTTCGTAAACTTCTTAAAAGCATACTCAACTCAATTAGAAGAAGCTAATTGTAATTGTGTTTACGAAGCGGAATATCAGGGTAGAGATGTAAAATTGGGTAAACCAATGCAAGGGGATGTTAAGAAATTTAAGGTTTATGTTAGAAACCCGAAAACTGGAAAGGTAATTAAGGTAAACTTTGGTGATAAGGAAATGAGAATTAAGAAATCAAATCCAGAAAGAAGAAAATCATTCAGAGCAAGACACAATTGTGAAAACCCTGGTCCTAGAACAAAAGCAAGATATTGGTCTTGTAGAAAATGGTAAAATAAATTATGGCAGAAGAACAACAATTAGACGATAGGAGTTTCTTTGGTAGACTTAAAAAACTATTCGCAACCAATGCAATTGTAACGGTTGATAAAGATGGTAAAAGAAAAGTTGTAGATACAGAAGACCGTCAGCATAATACAAACTTTGTAAATCTTAGAGATAGATATACTAAATTACAAAGGTCTTATTATGAAACGAGTCAAGGTGCACAATCAATGGCATATCATCAAGTTCGCAGAGAACTTTTTAGAGATTATGATGCTATGGACCAAGACCCGATTATATCATCTGCATTAGATATATACGCTGATGAATCTACTACAAAGAACGAATATGGTGATGTACTTCAAATCAAATCCACAAACGAAAACGTAAGAGAATTATTACATAACTTATTCTATGACATAATGAACGTAGAATTTAATTTATGGCCTTGGGTTAGAAACTTAGTAAAATATGGAGATGCGTTTTTAGCATTAGAAATTGCACCTGATAAGGGTATTATAAACGTAATGCCACATTCAACGTATAATGTTGAAAGATTGGAAGGTACTGACCCTAACAATGCAAATTATGTTAAGTATAAGGTAGAATTAGATAGATTTGGTAAAAAAGAATATGAGCAATATGAAATGGCTCACTTCCGTATGTTATCAGATACAAACTTCCTTCCTTATGGTAAATCAATGATTGAGGGTGCTAGAAGAATTTGGAAACAATTATCTCTAATGGAAGATGCGATGTTAATCCATCGTATTATGAGAGCACCTGAAAAGAGAATATTTAAAATTGATATTGGTAATATTCCACCAGTAGAAGTTGATAACTACATGCAAAAAATTATTAACAAAATGAAAAAAACTCCATTTGTTAATAAGGATACTGGTGATTACAATTTAAAATATAACATACAAAACCTTACTGAAGATTTTTTCTTACCGGTACGTGGTAGTGATAGTGGTACAAATATTGAAAACCTACAAGGTTTAGAATATGCGGCTATTGAGGATATTGAGTATTTAAGAGGTAAATTATTTGCATCATTAAGAGTTCCAAAAGCTTACTTATCTTATGATGAGAATGTTAATGGTAAAGCTACACTTGCTGCAGAAGATGTTCGTTTTGCAAGAACTATTGAAAGAATCCAAAGAACTGTTGTTAGTGAATTAACCAAAATAGCAATCGTTCACTTAGCAGCTCAAGGTATTGAGGATTCGGAAATGACAAACTTTGAATTAACTCTTACTAACGCTTCTACTATCTATGAGCAAGAGAAAGTTAATTTGTGGAGTGAAAAGGTAAGATTAGCATCTGATGCTAAAGCACTTAATATGTTATCTTCGGATTGGGCTTACCATAATATCTTTGGTTTATCGCAAGATGAGGTTGATATTGAGAGAGCAAAAGTAATCTTAGACCTTAAGGATAGATTCAGACATACATCAATTGAACAGCAAGGGCAAGACCCAGCAAATCCACCACAACAACAAAATGTGGAAGAAGAAATCAGTAAATTGAAAACTGAAATTGAATTAAATAGGGGAGTTGGAAGGCCAAGAGAGGGTAATACTTATGGTAAAGATAAACATCCGTATGGTAGAGACCCATTAGGAGATATGGAAAATCATAAGGAGAGAAAAAGAGATAATAGAAACTTAAATACTAACGCAAAAAAGTTAGCAAGAGAATATATCAACGGAATTTCAGCAAAAAAGAAGATTTTGAGCGAAAAAACGGATATGTTGGATGAAAACAACCTATTAGATGATACTAAAATTTAATAAAGAAAAATTTGTTTATATTTATATGTGTTAGTTTATAGGGTAGATTAAAT